GCAGCACCGGTTCTGGCAACAATGTGTTGTCAACCAGTCCGACTCTGGTTACTCCCATTTTGGGAACACCGACGAGCGTCACGTTAACGAACGCAACCGGCTTGCCAGTTTCAACTGGTATTTCTGGTTTGGGTACTGGCGTTGCAAGTGCGCTCGCGGTCAACGTCGGGACTGCTGGATCTCCGTTGATCAACGGCGGGGTATTAGGTACGCCATCAAGCGGTACGCTGACGAATGCAACTGGCTTGCCGCTGACTACGGGCGTTACCGGAAACTTGCCGGTTACAAACCTTAATAGCGGAACGTCCGCGTCTAGCACGACGTTCTGGAGAGGCGATGGCACTTGGGCGACCCCTGCTGGTGGTGGCGGGGGCCCGATTCTTGAATCGCAAATTGTTATTAGTCAAAACTACACGCTGACTAGCAACACAAACGGGTTTAGTGTTGGGCCGGTGTCAGTGGCGACCGGATTCGCAGTAACTGTCGGTACGGGCCAGACTTGGCTTGTTTCTCAATAAGGATTTAGAGATGAGTTCAATCAAACTTCAGGGCAATGCCAGCAACACTGGAATTTCGGTTCTACAGTCGGCCAATACCGCAAGCACACTTACCCAGACGCTGCCATCTACGGATGCGGTGACGCTTGGCTACCTCAACGCTCCACCGGTTGGGACCAAGACGGCCAGCTACACGTTGGCGGTTGGCGACGTTGGCAAGTACGTCCAACTTGGTGCTTCGGGTGCAATCGTCATCCCAACGTCTACGTTTAGCGAAGGCGATCTGATCTCAATTTACAACAACACCGCATCAAGCGCGACAATCACTTGCTCCGCTCCAACTGCGTATATTGCTGGAACCAACACAGTTGTAACCTCAGCCACGCTTGCAACTCGCGGTGTTTGCACCGTCTTGTTTAGTTCTGCCACCACTTGCGTCCTGACGGGCAACGTGTCATGAGTGGGATTATGCTAGCTGTGTTGGGTGGCAAGCCGAGCGCTTTAGCCCCGTCCTCAGTTGAATATCTTATTGTTGCTGGTGGTGGTGGCGGCGCAGCTCTGTTTGGTGGTGGCGGCGCTGGTGGTTTAAGAAGTTCAAGTTTTTCAATTTCCGTTGGTACGTCTTACCCAATTGTTGTTGGCGCTGGCGGCCCGGGTGGAGCCGCGACAAGTTCAAGCCCTAATAATGGATCAGACGGTTTTGCTTCATCCGTTTTTGGCGTTACATCTGCTGGCGGTGGATATGGCGGCGCACAAGCAAACGGAAATACTGGCGGTTCTGGAGGTGGTGGTGGTGGCTGGGCGTCTACTCAGTACAGCGGAGGCGCTGCCTCTCCTTCTGGACAAGGCAATGCAGGTGGAAACGGAATAGCAGGTGACGGCGCTGGCGGCGGCGGCGGCGGTGCAGGAGGAGCAGGCGGAAATGCACCACTAGCAACGACGGGAGGAGCGGGGGGAATAGGTTCTAATTCTTACTCAACATGGGCAACTGCCACATCAACTGGCGTAGGTGGTTATTATGCTGGTGGTGGTGGTGGTGGGGGATATGCCGGAGCGTTTTTAATTGCTGGGGCTGGAGGTTCTGGAGGTGGCGGGGCAGGCGGCGCTTACCCAGCAAACAACGGAAATCCGGGAACAACAAACACGGGTGGCGGTGGCGGTGGAGCAACGAGAAACAGTCAAACAGTTGCAGGCGGCGCTGGCGGTTCCGGTATTGTAATTTTGCGTTATTTAAATACATTTACAAAAACTCCAATAACAACTGGATCTCCAGCTACTGTTAATACGGGCGGGTATATTTATTACACTTGGACCGGCGACGGTTCAATTACGTTCTAAGGCACAGCATGGCTCATTTTGCAAAACTTGATGAAAACAATTTTGTGTTAGAAGTTCACTCTGTTCACAACAATGAACTACTTCAAAACGGTGTTGAGTCTGAAGACAAAGGAATTCAATTTCTTGTAGGTTTGTTTGGTGGAATTTGGAAACAAACCAGTTACAACGGAAACATCCGTAAAAACTATGCTGGCATTGGCTACACCTACGACCCAACCCGTGATGCTTTTATTCCTCCACAACCATTTCCAAGCTGGGCGCTAAACGAAACCACTTGCTTGTGGGATGCGCCAACGCCGATGCCTACTGACGGTCAGCGTTACAACTGGGACGAGCCAACAACCTCTTGGGTAGTGATCAATGGATAAGGCAAACCTATCAATCAATCTGCTCAACGCCATCCTCCAGTATCTTGGCCAGCGCCCTTACGTTGAGGTTGTTGGGTTGATCAAGGCAATCGAGCAGGAAGCCGCTGAGCAGGCCAAGCAGGAAGAGTGAGATGGACAATGTTGATACCAAGCTAGCGGTTCACGAGGCGATCTGCGCAGAACGGTACAACCACATATCCACTTCTCTGTCGTCTGGCGACAAGCGGATGACGAAGATTGAATACTTGCTTTACGGGGTCATTGCGGCGGTGCTGTTTGGCCCCGGCGTAGCGGCGGAGTTCGTTAAGAAACTGTTCGGGCTATGACTGAGAAGCTGGAAGCCAAGTCGCAGTTGATTGAGAAGACTGCGTTTGCGGTGCTTCCAATTCTCTTCACCTGCGTGGTGTATCTGATGTCTGCGTTGGACAAACTCACGCATGAGGTTACCGTACTCAACGCAAAAATCAGTCTTGTTGTTACATCTGACAACAAGCAAGCTGTGAACTCTGGCGCGGAACTGGCAAGGGAAAAGTTGCGGCAAGAGCTTGAGAAAGAGATTCAACGCAACCGTGACATGATTCACGACAACCAAAAGCACATCAGCATCATCGAAGACCGCATGGCGAGGAAGTAATGGAAGCATTCGAGATCATACTGAAGGCTTCCCCGGCAATTCTTGCGCTAATCACGCTGATTGTTGTGCTTGCCAAACTTGATCTTCGGGTTGCTGTGTTGGAAGAGAAAGTCAAAACCCTGTTCGACCTCATCAATAAGAGGCCACACAATGGCTGACTTCAATCCCGCGTTTGAGAAGATGATCCACGACGAGGGTGGATACCAACTGACGGACATTCCGGGTGACCGGGGAGGGCAAACGTATGCAGGAATCGCAAGAAAGCCAAACCCAGACTGGGCAGGATGGCAGTTCATTGATCAAAAGGACTTTGGCGGCGCTACGCAACTGGTTCGTGAATTTTACAAAGTTAATTTCTGGGATCGCATCAGAGGTGACAATCTTACGAACCAAGCTATTGCCGAAACCATCTTCAACTTCGCAGTCAACACCGGAGTCGGTGTCGCCTCCAAGCTCGCCCAACTCATCGTTGGAGTTACACCAGACGGAGCCATCGGCGCAAAAACCGTCGAACGGTTGAACATCTGCACGGCAGAGAAGTTCCTTCCTGCTTACGCCTTGGCCAAGATTAGCCGGTACGCGCAGATCTGCAACAAGGATCGGTCACAGTCTAAATTCCTATTAGGTTGGATCAATCGCACTCTGGCGGGGCTCAAGTAATGGACTTGATTGGGATTGGGTCGATAATTGAAGGCGTCGGCAAGGTTGCGGACTCGTTGGTCACAACGGACAAGGAACGCCTTCAGATGGCGTTGGAAGACCGCAAGTTGGACTTGGAAGAGAAAAGGATTGACCAAGCCACTGATCTTGCTCAGGTTGAAATCAACAAGATTGAGGCCGGTTCATCTAGCCTATTTGTCTCTGGTTGGCGTCCTGCTGTGGGCTGGATTGGGGTTCTGGGTCTGGCTTACCAATTTCTTGGCTACCCCCTAATGCAGTGGCTATGGGCTTTCGGTCAGGGAGTCGATATAATTCCCAAAGGGCTGGCCCCACCTCCTGACTTGCAGGTCGAGCAGTTGATGACGCTGCTTGCTGGGCTGCTCGGTTTTGGTGGCATGAGGTCTTTTGAGAAATCCAAAGGGGTAGCATCGAAATGACCGTTGCAAGTGTGATGACCTATGACTCGCTGGTCGATGACATTGCCACCTACCTTGAGCGCGATGATCAGGCCACGCTAGACAAGATCTCGCAGTTCATCATGTTCGCGGAGCAGGTCATTGCGTCGGAGATTAAGTTCCTCGGGAACCTGACGGTGGCCGATGGGACGATGACAATTGGCAATCCTGTGCTGGATAAACCGGCGAGATGGAGAAAGACGGTATCTTTCAACGTCACTCTGTCTGGCGAGCGCTACCCGGTGTTCCTTCGCAAGTATGAGTACCTGCGTGAGTATTGGCCAGACGACACTAAGACGGGGCTGCCGGCGTTCTACTGTGACTACGACTACACCCACTGGCTTGTGGCTCCTACACCAGCGGCAGCGTACTCGTTTCAGGTGCTGTATTACGAACGGAACCAGCCGCTAGATTCGGCCAATCAATCAAATTGGTTCACGCAGTATGCTCCGCAGGCTTTGCTTTATGGTTCCCTGCTGCAGGCTATGCCGTTCCTAAAGAACGATGAGAGAATACCGGTGTGGCAGTCTATGTACGACAAGTCGATTGCGCTGCTCAAGCAGGAAGATCTGACGCGGGTCGGTGATCGTCAAACGGTGGTGAACGACTCATGAGTTACAACAGCCCATTTACCGGCAACGTCATTCAGACGACTGAC